AGGAAGACAAACCGGTCGAGCGTCGCCGCGTCGACCTGCTGCCGCCCGACGTACTGACGGTCGGCACCGAGGCCGATCGTGTTCGCCGCCGCCACGAGCACGAAGTCCGGGTGACGCTCGACGACCGCGTCGGGGAACGACGCGTGGCCGTTCGCGAGCAGGGCGTTGATGGTCACGAGGACCGCCGGCGAGCCGGCGTCGACCTCGTCGAGGAGGAACACCCCGCCGTGCTCGTACGCCTGACGCAGTTGCGTCGAGACGTAGTCGCCATTGCTCACGTTGTTGTACCCAGTCAATTGCGACTGGGTCGTCTGCGGGCCGACCGACAGGGCATAGAACGGCAGGCCGAGAGCGTCGGCGGCAGCCTTGGCCGCCGACGTCTTGCCGCTGCCGGCGGGACCGACGAGCCACGAGTTGAGCCGGCACGAGATCGTCGACAGGAGCGAGTCGAACCTCTGGTGCTGGACGCCGACGTCGACCGGCGGCGCCTCGCTTCGAACGACCTCGATGCGCCGGACGGCAACGTCGGCGAGCCGCTCGTCGACGAGGCGGAGCACCTCGTCACGGTCGATCGCGTTCGTGAGCCCCCGGCTGTCGAGGTACGGCTCGATCACCTCGGCGAGCACCTTGCCGAGCGAGGACTCGGCGAGCGACGGGAGCGGCTCGACGACCTCCTCGACGCCCTCGTGGGCGGCCTCGTGCTGGACCGAGACCGGCGGGCCGCCCGTCGCAGCCCACAGCGTGATGCCGCGGCTGCTCTTCACGACCCGGTCACCGGTCGGCGACACGAGCGTGAACACGCGGCCCTTTCGACCGTTCTCGGTGATCCGGGTCGCGACGTTCGTGATGACCCACGAGACACCGTTGACCTCGACGGTCGAACCGACGGCGTAATTCTTCCAAGCCGGCACAGATGCGGTAGCCATGTTTCTGCGTCTCTCTGCTGGGTGTGAGTCGTCGAGTCACATGACCCGATCGACACCAGAAGAATACGCGACGACGCGGCTAGTGTCAACACCCCTGTTTCTCGGCCCACAACAGGGGTTTTTGGCTAGAGGACACGCTCCCGCAGGTCGAGGCTGGACCGCTCCATGACTCGCAAGACCTCGCGGTACGCCTTGGCTCGGGCGGCTGCCGCCTCGCGAGTCGTGATGAATTTGCCCGTGGCCGCGACGACCTCGGAGTTGCGAATTCGCCGCTGGAGCCAGTCGCGGTACGTCTGCGTCGTCGGACGCTTTCTCACTCTCGCCACGGCTGCGTCTCCTCTGCCCACGAGACTGTGCGACGCAGGCCCTCGTCGAGCGAGACCTGCGGCGACCAACCAAGAACATCCCTCGCTCGCGTCGTGTCGAGCAGTCTGCGAGGCTGCCCGTCCGGCTGCGACGCATCCCAGTCAATCAGCGAGGTATCGTGTCCGCACAATGCGGCGAGACGAGAAGCGAGGTCACGCATCGAGACGTCCTCGCCGCTGCCGAGGTTGATCGGCAGCGCGTTGCCGATGCCACGCTCGACCGCCGTGACGATCGCTCTGGCGGCGTCAGCCGCGTACAAGAAGTCACGAGTCGCGACGCCTGTGCCCCACATCTGCAATCGCTCGCCGTGTGGGGTAGTCTTGAACCTGCGGATCATCGCTGGAATCACATGACTTGAGCGAGGGTCAAAATTGTCCCGCTCGCCGTAGAGGTTCGTCGGAATGAGGCACGCCGACCGCAGACCGTACTCGCGGAGGTACGAGTCGAGCATGACAAACAGCGATTTCTTCGCGACGCCGTAGGGTGCGTTCGTCGTCTCGGGGTAGCCGCTCCAGATGTCAGCCTCGACGAATGGCACGGGCGGGTTCAACGGGTACGCGCACACCGTTCCGACGAGAACGAACTGGTCGATCTCGGCAACTCTCGCGCCCTCGATGAGGTTCAGTCCCATGATCGCGTTGTCGTAAAAATACCGTCCGGGGTGAGCCCTGTTCGCGCCGATCCCCCCGCACGTTGCGGCCAGATGCACGACGACTCGCGGGGAGACCTCACGGTAGAAAGCCTCGACCGAGCCTTGCCGTCGCAGGTCGTAGGCCGCGCTGCGGATGACTGCGTGGTCGAGGCCTCGCAGGGTGAGTTCTTCGCATACATGCGATCCGAGAAACCCAGCGCCACCAGTGACAGCGATCATTGCGAGCCTCCTGCGAGATCAGCGTCGACCATCATGTTCACGAGCCCAGCAAACGAGACTCGCGGCGACCAGCCGAGTTTTTCGCGAGCCTTGGCGCCGTCGCCGAGAAGCAGGTCGACCTCCGCCGGGCGGTAGTAGCGAGGATCGATCGCGACGTGGTCTCGATAGTCGAGGCCGACCCTCGCGAACGCCAACTCGCAGAACTCACGCACCGTGTGAGTCTCGCCCGTTGCGATGACGTAGTCGTCGGGCTCATCTTGCTGGAGCATGAGCCACATGGCCTCGACGTAGTCGCCGGCGTAGCCCCAGTCTCGCTTCGCGTCGAGGTTGCCGAGGTAGAGCGTCTTCTGGAGACCGAGTTTGATGCGAGCAGCCGCCCGCGTGATCTTCCGCGTCACGAACGTCTCGCCGCGGCGAGGGCTCTCGTGGTTGAAGAGGATGCCGCAGGAGGCATGCAGGCCGTAACTCTCGCGGTAGTTGACCGTGATCCAGTGGGCGTAGACCTTCGCGACACCGTACGGTGAACGCGGATGGAAGGGTGTCGTCTCGCTCTGAGGCGGCGGGGAAGTGCCGTACATCTCGGACGAGGAGGCCTGATAGACGCGACAGGCCGGGATCGTGCGTGCGGCTTCGAGCACGTTGAGGGCGCCGACCGCCACGGCCTGCGCCGTGTACGCCGGCTGATCGAAACTCACACGGACATGACTCTGCGCTGCGAGGTTGTAAACCTCATCTGGATCGATCTCCCCGAATAGCCTCGCGATCGCGCCGCCGTCGGTCACGTCGCCGTAGTGCAGATGGAGGTCGCCGTAGATATGGTCGATTCGCTCAGTCGAGAAAGTGCTCGACCGACGGATGATCCCATGCACCTCGTAGCCTTTCGCGATGAGCAACTCCGCGAGGTACGAGCCGTCTTGCCCGGTGATGCCGGTGATCAGTGCTCTGGGCATGCAGGAGGCCTCGCGAGGACTGCAAAAGTGATGTCGAAGACTGCCCAGAGGGCTCTGCCGGCCTCGACGGTGCCGACGTGTCGTCCTTCCGCAGACTGGAGAAACGAGGAGTCCGACGTGCGGACCACGAACCACCGTCGAGTCAGTCGCTCAGTGACCGGAGAAGAGAAGAGCACGCGAATCGAGTTGCCCGCGGAGACGCTGAGCACGTCAGAGCCGACTGGGACGGTGACGCATTGCTCGCCGGGACCGTACAAGAGTCTGGCCTCAATGAGAGTGCGAGCGTTGTCCATATCCAGACTATTTTCGCAGGGCTGGATACACGGGCATGCCCATCAGCCAGATGGACAGCAGCAGGTACGTCGACTCTCGCCAGTTGAGCGAGGGCGCACCGAACGCCGCCACGGCGGAGCGATGCCAGCACCACGACAGTGCGACGCCGCACACGCCCAGCATGACCACTGCGACGCTGACTGCGCAGACGAACGCGATCAATGCATCGGCCAGTCCGCGACTCTTCGGCATCTCTCGGCCTCCGTGGGGCAAGCCGAGATTGTACGGGCACGCCAACGTCGGTCAACGCTTGGGACGCGTCCGCTTGACGGGCCGCCGAGGCTCCCCGACCCGCCGTTTTCGACCGACGCCTTTCGCATAGGCGAGGTACTCGCGGAGGTTGTCCTCGCACGAGCGGCGGGACACAGCCCACGACTTCTCGTTGAGCCGAAAGCCATCGAGCACGCCGGCGGCGAGCATTCGCCCGACCATGCCGTCGGTCACGCACACGATGTCGCACGCCTCCGGCACAGAGATGTAGCCGCTGCACATGCGGCGGAAGGCCTTCTCGTCGACCGGCTCGCCGAGCACTGCCTCGTGGCAGACCATCCAGCCCTTGTTCGACAAGGGCACGGCGAGCAGCGTGCCGCGGTTGATTCGCTTCAGCACGGCGACCTTGCTGATGCCGAGGTGATCGGAGGCCTCCGCGATCGAAATTGGACGTCGCATGTTCGCGTCTCCAGACTATCGCTCCAAAGAGGGGCGACTTCCCTGAACGGTACCCCCGCGTTTTTCGCGGGTCAAAAGCCCGGCCGGCGAATTTTTTGCCGACCGGGCTTGAAACTTAATGGCGGGGACAGGATTATTGCTCTGTCCGCATTGGCCGCGGCACTCACATATCAGGAGCAATCGCCATGGACGGCCGGATCGACACGTCCCTCGCAATCGATCACCGCGATCAGTTGTGGCTGCTGGAGGAAGCCATCGAGCAGTTCATAGAGAGGCTGCCGCCGACGAAAGTGCCGCGACTGCATCAGCATGGACAGTCCTTGCTGTCACGGCTTGCGGACCTGTCACGAACCATACAAAAGGAAGAGTAGCCCCCCGCAATTGAGCGACGCGTGGGGGTTTCTACCCGCGGATGGACCCGCACACTCCCCAACGGAGGTGCGATTGTGCAGACCAACACGACGCTCGCGGATTTTTTCCGCGATGCGTATCAGCCGCTGAGGCTGCGAGGACGATCGCAGCAGACGGCTCGACTCTACGGCAACACGATCCGGCAGTTCGCGAGGTGGCTTGAGCGATCTCCGACACTCGAAGACCTCGACGACCTCGTCGTCTCCCGGTACCTCTCGCACCGCGCGGAGACGCGATCGCCGCTGACAGCGGAGAAGGAGCGGACGCAACTCCTCGCGCTCGCGAGGCTCTCGTCCGACCTCGGCATCCGAAGGACGCGACCGTGCGTACCGCCGGCGCCAACTCCTCGCCGCGTGCCTCGCGCGTGGACGATCGAGCAACTCAAGTCGCTCGTGGCAGCGACGCAGACAGAGCCGGGCACGATCGGTGACGTGCCGGCGAGAGTCTTCTGGACCGGTCTCGCCTTGACGCTCTGGGAAAGCGCCGAGAGGGTCGGTGCCATACTCGCGACGCCGGCGGAGGACTACATGAGGCCTCGGCTCCTCGTGACGGCGGAGCATCGCAAGGGACGAAGGTCAGATCGGCTCTACAGCCTCTCGCCGACGTGCTGCGACATGCTCGACGTTCTGTCGCAGGCCAACGCCGGCAGGTCGCTCTTCCATTGGCCGCTCGCGTACGTGTACCTCTGGGCGAGGTTCAGCCTGATCATCGAGCGAGCCGGATTGCCGAATGACCGTCGGAACAAGTTCCACGCGATCAGACGAGCGGCCGCGACACACTACGCGAGACTCGGAGGCGGGATCGAGGCGGCCGCACGCCTGCTCGACCACAGCAGCACCCGCACGACCCAGCAGTACTACCTCGATCCTCGTCTGCTCGACACCGGTCCTCCGCCATGCGACGTGCTGCCTCGGATCGACGGTATTCCTTGATCAGGTGCACGACGTACGCGGCGAGAGTCCCCGACGTCCCGGTCCACGCACCGGAGAACCGACGCGCGGCTTGCTCCATCACGGCGAGCGTCTCGTCCGATATCATCGCTGCGTGGCCCGGAGGAATGCCGCAGTGACTTGCCCGCGGAGGTCTTCGGCCGTGCCGGCGTTGTCGATGACGACGTCGGCGTCGATTCCGCAGGCCTCGCTGGAGTGATCGGCGGGTGCTTCGGTGCCGGGCCTTCGGACGAGCCACACGACGCCGCCGCGTCGCCTCACGTACTCGGCCTCATTGGCGAACCGCACGTCCGAGACCGCGACGACCTGAACGCCTCGCGATTCGAGGTCTGCGATGCGTTGATCGAGCAGGCGAATCCAGATGTCAGTCGCGATGGAGTCGCGGCCCCACTCGGTCCCAAGCGTCTGGAGCAGCCGCCGCACCGTCACGCCGAACGGCGGGAGAGGCCGCTCCTTGAGCGAGCGAGCCCGGAGCACAGACTCCGAAACGCCAAACATCGCCGAGATGCCTGCGTAGAGCGGATCGGCGAGGCCGACGGACACCGCGCCGGGGATCATCGATGCGGCGAGATTCTTCCCTGCACCGGCACGACCGGCAATGCCGATGACGAGGGCTCGCTGTCGCGTCGGCGGCACCCACTCAGAGTACGGATCAGACCTGTACTCGATGTCACCGGGCACGGGCGACGCGCTCATGTCCGACGCCTGCTCGACGTCGCCCAGCACCTCACCGTCCTCATCAGTGTCGATCGCACGCTGCCTGTTTCTGGCCTCGACGATCTGCCGTATGACGGCGTTCGACGCGGTGAGGTCGGTGACGTGGCCGCCTTCGACAGCCGTGACGATGGTGTGCATGAGAAACCCTCCGTGGTGACGAGAGGGTGAGTGTACCCAGACTATGGGTCCGGCGGCAACCTATAGCCGAGCGACCAGAGGACGCGAGACAGTTCGTGGGCCGATCGCGTCACACACTCCTCCGACACGATGTCGGGCCCGAGGATGGCATGGAGTGCTTCGTGGCACTCGGTTTCGAGCCTCGCGCGGCCGTTGAGTCTTGAGTCAATCAAGACTTTCCGCTTCGAGAACTCGGTCCAGCCGTCTGCCGTGCCCTTGAGCGGCGAGTATCGCCAGAGCCAGCGGAGTCCGTTCAGGAGGAAGTGGTGGTCTCTCATGGGCGCTACGACTTCCTCTTGATGAGAAAAGTCCCGAGCCCAACGTCAGAAACGCCGCTGTCGAACTTCGCCTCCGACACTGAGACAGATGGGGGCCGCGACGAGGTCGCGCCTTGAAAAGACAGGGCAGGCATCGATGTGTACGGCGCGGCCGTCGCAGGCAAGATGCCGCTCGTGCTTGACGGAATGCGATAGTACGGCGGGGACACATGCCGAACGCTTGTTATCTTGTTGAATCTCTTGAAGAGATGAAATCGCGGTCTTTTAGGGACTTCTGTCTCGTCGTAGACGCCGCTATTGTTGCCACCATGGAAGCCGTAACCGTAACGTGCGTAGAAACTGTCAGGGGTATCGTGAGACAGAAGCCCGTCGAACCCGTCGTGCTGCACGTCGAATGAGTTGAAGAAAGCACGCGAACTCGCGTCGGTGGCCGCCAAGTCTATTCTTTCGGGGTCGCAGTGCCTAATCGTCGCACCCGTGAACCAGCCGCACGTCTTGCCGTACGAGAAGGTCGGCCCGAACGGTTGAGCGCCAGATTCCAACAGAGTCTTCGGGCTCGACCTCAACGGGAAGTCGCGGGCCGCGGCAGAGAACTCCTCAGCGATTTTCGCATCAACGTCGATCGCGTCGTAGATATACACGGATGGCGGGCTCTGCTGCGAGTATCCACTGCCGCCGTCTATGACCGTCACAGCGGCAATTCCAGAGGGCGAGTCCGACAAGACGGTAACAGCGCGGCAGTTTGCTCCAGAGCCACCGCCCCCGTGAATAACAGCAACCGGCGAAATAAACCCATTGCCCGGCGACGTAACGACTATGTGTGAGATCGAGCCAGATGCGGACACGACGCACTCGCACTCGCACGCTGCTTTCTTCACGTTGCACGAAGACATTGCAACAACGCACTTCTCCGTATACGAGGCGCCCTGCGCAGCGACGTCGAGCGAAACTATCTTCCCGCTTTCGTCGAGTGAACACTGCACAGATGCGCCCGTGCCTGCGGGGTCTGAGAGAACAAAAACCGGCGGCGCAGAAAAGCGAACGTGATTAAGAATCATTCCGCTAGAGAGCCTAACGCCTTGCCCGTAGTATCCAGAGAGCCCCGCATTGTAGCCATCGATAACCGCTCTTGTTAGTGTTTTGCCGGTAAGGTCTTCGCACCGAAACACATTCATCGCGCTGGCCGTTAGAACGTCGATGCCGTAATTTGCTGACGCCCGCGACAAACTGAAAGTGTATGGCGAGCGAACAGCGGCAGACACCGTCCTGCTGCCCTCAATTCCCGAAACATAGAACAGATGGCCGTTGCACGGAACAATCAGCGGTCGCTGGAAAAACACATCCTGCACGCTCTCTGTTCCGCCAGTGGCGTATACGCTGCCGTCAGGATATTTGTCTGTTGCAAGGAGCAGGCCGGCGTTCAGTTCGCGAACCATAAGCCACGATGGATGCAGCATCCTCGCTTGATCGTCGCGTGTGTCGTTCCAAAAAAAACTGTCTCCGGGCACGGCAGTCGACTGGAAACGAGGTCCGAATGAGAAGAAAACCGGGTCTATGCCGGTTGCGTGAGACCGGCGATAGTCAGTCTCACGCTTCAGGCTGCCGCCATTGAAAAGCGATGAATATGTGCTGCCACCAGAGACCACCGTAAGGTTCGACATCCTGCCTTCTATCCGTGCCTGAGCCACGGCAACGGACGGCGTGTCGTTGTATGCCTTGCGAGAGATGTCGCCTGCCTGCAAGGCACTGTAAGCAGCCGCAGCGGTGGCGTTGCCTCCGCCGACAAGGAACACATCTGGCGAGTGTTGATAACCGGAGCCTTTGTTTGTCACCACAACGCCATAGACATATCCATTGAGCGTCGCCGACGCCGTCGCTCCGCTGCCGATGTCTTGGGTTGAGGCAGTGGCCGTTGCACCACTCCCGCCCCCTCCCTGAAACAAGACAACAGGCGGAGTTTTGTAGCCGTGTCCTCCAGCGGTGACAACGACGGACTCGACGAAGCCCGATATCTTCGCCACAAGGCGGCATCCACCACCGCCAGACACGATCAACTGCGGCGGAAGGCGATATCCGCTGCCGGGCGAGTTGATCGTCGCCGACGAGACGATGCCAGTCTCCGGATCGACGACTAGAGACACTTCCGCGCCGGAGCCGAATCCGTCGACTGAGACGACCTCCACCGATGGCGGAAGACTTGCGTCGTATCCGCCGCCGCCAGACTCGATGATTACATCACTCAGTTCGGCGGAGATCACGGCAAAGCCAGCCGCGCCTGAGCCGCGGCCGCACACAACAACGCTCGGCGCGGACGAGTAGCCGTCGCCGCCGTCTGTGACAGAGATTGAAACCACTCGCTTGCTAGAAACAAACTGCACAGTTGGCAAGACTTGATAGAGGCCTCCGTAGGAGATGTCTATCGCCTGAACCGCGCCGCCCGAGACGCGGGCGGTTGCCATGGCGGCTATGCCTCTTCCCACGAGCCGGACCTCCGGCGGCACGTCATAGCCACTGCCGGCATTGGCGACGGCAATCTCGCCGAGCGGCCCTTCGATTTTTGCCTCGGCTTCCGCGCCGCTGCCCTCTCCGCCAGAGAAGACGACAGTGGGTGGGGTTTTGAAGCCAGAGCCCTTCTTCTCAAGGCCGATGGACTCCACCTTTCCGTCTATCGTGGCTTCGACATGAGCAATGCCATTCGGCACAAACGACGGAGTGACCAACGGCACCTCAGTGTAGTCCTCACCGCCGTCTGTCACGTCGATGTCTATGTTGCTGAGGTAGGCATTTCCTTCAATTGTCAGGACTCGATAGGTCGAATACGAATTTGCCCCGCAGTACTGGACTCCTCCGTCGCATGAGATAAAACCGGACGCCGAAAGAGACGTGACGCCGCTTGCCGACGCCGCTTGCCGATGCATTCCGAAAAAGCCGTCTGTTATGAATTGGGCAGTGCCATCGGGCATGATCGCAAAGTCAGCAACTTCCGGATGCGCTTTCAATGACACGGTAGGTTTGTGAATCTTGACTGCATCGCCAACGAACCTGTCGAGTCTGTATGTCACGAGCGAAAGCGGTATAGCAACTCCATTTACAGACAATTCAAATGACGGAAGTTGCGTCCAGTAGAAGTCAAAGGAACTAGAATTTACCGGACGAGACGATATTATCATGTCAATCGACGAGGAGTACACGTTCTCTATCTTGCCATTGCAAAGCGACACGCTGAGCGTGTTGTTGTCCCATTCGGCCGAGACTGATGCTTCATATTTTGGCAACTGCGTGTATGTGAGTGTCGAGGGCTGCAAATGCACGGTCCCGGACGCAGATACGATTCCGCTCGTCAAACTCTGTGTCTTATCTGCGGTGGAGTAGGTTATGTCCCATGCACCATCAAGTTTTTGGGCGCCCACAGTGACGCGGGCGTATTCCCCGCCTGTTCTTTTGAGAGTGACTGCGCTTTTACTGTCCAAGGAAATAAAAGGGTATGACTCCGACGAGGGTTCGAGAACGACATAGTGATCGCTCTCATCCCACGACTCGATGGGGTCGTAGCCCCAGAACAAATATGCAGGTGGCAATGATGATGTCTTCAGCGAAACGCTCTGCGTGCGGTCCCAGAACTCGAACTGCTGATAAGTCTTGCCGTCGCCGCCAGTGATCACAAACTCGGGCGCGACTGCGAAGGAAGCCTTGACCGATGGAAGCGATTCCGAGACTTTCGTCAGGACTGGAGGCCCAATGCGAGTTGAGCGCAGTTGCGCTGTATGGTCGCTCAAATTAACAGCGCCGTCTCTCGGATAGACGTTTCCGGCGTCGCGAACTGGGTCTTCTCTCAGAATCCAAGTGTCATCATTCGCGTCGACCACTATCAGGTCGTTTGTTTCGCGAAAAAGATTGAGCGAGTTAATGTCGGGCGGCGGTCGAGATTGCCTCCTAGAGATAGCCTTGACCGGCTCGGCAGGCTTAATGACCTTGCAGGAGTACTCGTCGGTTGACGGCGGGGCAGTAATCCACCCGCCGCCAGTCGGGGGGAAAATAACCTCAAGGCCTGTGGGCGAGCGATCGAGCCCAATGCCTCCACCGGATTGCGAATTGACTCCTGACGGTCCATAAAACTCAACCGAGCGAGAAAGCATCACCTCTTCAGGAAACTCATCTTTTGGCATGCGAATGGCGTATGCGGGGGAGCCGCCAAACATGGCGCACACCGGAACGATCGGCTTCGAGACGCCGCTCAGCCATGCGTTTATCCATACAGACGGCGACACGAGCGAGATATGCGTCGGGTAGTCAGGCGCTTTTATCGAAAGGGAGTACGGCCGAAGCGACGGGCGATACAAGCCTGTCAGACTTTGCTCGCCCCATTCATATACACGGCCGCCAGAAACCGCTGCCGAGCGGTTGGCGAGCGTCATCGCGCAGACGCTCGTATACTGCCTCGCATTGTCGCTCGGCGACAACGAAAGCACTAGGTTTGTAATGACCGGAAGCGGCTCGGTTTCGTACCCCGCCCCTTGCTCGTCGATCGAAACCGTAATGCTCACAGTGTCGCGCTCTGTCGCTGAGTGTGTCGCCGACATGGACACCCTTCTTGTGCCTGTTTCTCCGCCTGCCCACGCAATAGACAGAGGCTGCACTTCAAAGCCACGCTGCGGGAAGTATTCAAGCCTGTTGCCGATGCCGGATGGGTGCAGGTCAAAGCCAACAAGGCGAGTATGCGCCGGAGTTGTAGTCACCACGCGGAGTAAACTTTTTTGTTGCGCGACCGGATACCACCGACCACCTCCACCGGCAACGCTATTGGGCACGTATTCCCAGTACTTCTTAAATGTTCTGGGTATGCCCGAGGAGTCGGCGGGGCGCCAGACATCACCGCCTGCGAAGGTCCGCTCTACCTCGCCAGCGCCCGTGTACACCGCACCGGGGCTCCAATATCGCATAGCCCCTCCGAACGTGCCAATCTCTTTCTCTATTCCGCCAGTGACGTTCCCGTCGTCTTGGTCGTCAACTACCATCGTCGGGACGTTCACCTCAATAACGGGCGTAGAGTCTCTGACGGGGTCGTAGATCGAAGGTACAACCACTCTTAGTCGATAGATATTGCCATAAAACAGCGACCACGCGGTTGTGCACGGCACGGGCGTGCGGTCTGAGCCTATCCAGATAACCCTCGCCGTGACGGCCGGCGGAGGCGAGGACGAAAAATACGATCCCACGAGAATGGTCTGACTCGTCGTCGCGTACGGCAGCGAGTAGAGGCCGTATCGACTGCTTGTGATAATTCGTGTTGCGGTAGTCAACGCTGATGCGGTTGTTGTCGGCGTTAGCGACAGGCCTCTCGTGGGCGATGGAGCCAGCGAGCACAGGCCAACTTGAAAGCCCTGCGGCGCTATCACGTTCGATGTGGGCGGCGTTCTTGCAGTCAGCCGATGCGATGACATTCCGGGTCCGGTGCCTTCGAGCCCGTCAATAACCGTATATCCGTCCCCGCCGTCGAGAACCTCAAAGGACTCATACGACACGCTCAAGAATGGCGCATCGAGCGGGAGAACTATGACCGCCTCCGAGATGACGTCCGCCGGAGGCGCTTTTGCCCTCACTCTTATGCGATCAAAGCGGTCATAGTAGACGCCTCGTGTCTTGGCTCGCACGCCCCTGACCTTGGCCGCCAGAACGACGCTGACTTGGACTTCCGCCCCAGAAGCGTTGACAGCCGCCTTGGGCGGCTCTTCGTACAAACCACCGTCCAGCACGCTGATAGATGTGACGTAACCCGCTGCATCCACCGTGCATTCGGCGGAGGCGTGCGACGAGTCCGGAAGCCTTCTTCCAGAGAAACTTACCACGACAGGCCCTCTCGTCGGCGCCGACTGGCTTACTACTGTCACGCCAACGACGCTATACATGATGGCTGCATCGAACGACGCATGCTGCGTCTCGTCGCTCGCTGTGATTTCGTTTCCACTTTCGTCGACGATGTAAGTCTCTATAGTGGGCGTCGACCTGTACTCTCCGTAGTTGTTGACAAACAAATCACCTCCGGGCGTGACGAACTCCGTACGGATGCGTGGCTTTATGACTGCCCTCCGAGTGACTAACGAGTCTCCTTCCGGGTCATCGGACTTCACCGTGAGATTGCCGTACGGGTCGATGGAGTTGAAGAAAATTTCAACTGGAGAAGCCGGAAGTGGAGTAACAGAAGACACCGACCCAGACAAATACACACGGGGGCGGATTTCCAAGAGGCCGGGGGCAGCCTTTCCGTTCCCAAGGACTCCACCCACGTTACTGCCCCAGCCCCACAGAGAGCCGTCAGACTCTCTTATGGCAAGAACATAAGTCGCGCGACAATCGGGGTTATCGGAGTTCTCAAACGAGACAACCGGCCATTGATATGCGACAGGAGAACTGTACACCGTGGTGCTTTGGAGTACTTGCGCGCCGCGGGTTTTGTCAACACGACCGACGCTTACGTCGATCCACTTGTCGCTGCTAATTAGTCGCGGTTGTTCGCTGCCCGTTATCGTCCCATCTCCGAGCGGAGGGGCACCCCAAGCCCACAGCGATCCGTCGTCGGCGATTCCGCAATGAGTCAGGCCGTTTGTGGAGAGTTTTTTCCACTGGGCGTTTTCGCTGTGCGGAATTTTTCTGTCGCCAGTGACCCTGTCGACGAGCCTGCCATGCGACGCCAGCGCCCGGGTGTTTTCGTACGCGCGTTGATCTCCGGCAGACAAAAAGCCAGCCTCGCCGGAATGGCACGAGCGTGACGTGTCCTGCGGGTTCATTGCTGCCCTAGTGCTGAGCGCTGACGAGCAAGTAGTCTCCAACGGTTGTCGGAGCAAGGGTCACGAAACACCGCCTCGCCGCGGTCGAAGAGCCGACGCCGTATATGTGATTGGTGATATTGAGACACACGGCCGTGTTGGTCGAACCAAATGCCACGTTATGGCCGTCAAAGTTAATCACACGATAGGTTCCTCTAAGCCAGCCACCAAGAAACGTCGCCGTTCTGAGTTCAGAGCCACCGCCGCCGCCGCCCGCTGCCCTCGGCAACTGGCTTGGCTTGCGATCTCGCCGCCCGCCCTCGTGTGCCGCCACGGCGTTTGCGATTCTCTGTGCATCGCTGTGGCGAAACGTGACCGGCTGATCTCCGCGGTTCGACGGCTGATTCCTCTGCTTCACTGTCACCACCCGTAGTAGTTCGCGAGGACGTTGTACGGGAACGCGTTCGGATACCGAGCCGTGTCGGGGATCGGCTCGAAGATGCCGGTGAACGGAAGCATCGGATAGATACGAAACACGAGAAGGTCCGGCGGCTGGCCCGGTGTCTTCGCGACGCCGTTCGTCAGGGCCGCAGGCTCGCTTACCGGCTCGCTGCCGGCAAGAATCTTTCGTCGCTGCCCGCCCACGATCTCGTTGAATCCGACGTCCCACGTCTGCAAGTCCCAGCCCGTGTTGCGATACCCGAGAGTGATCTGCGTCTCCCAGTAGTAGCCCTTCACAGGGCTGTCGTTCGGCGTGTTCGGCTGGATGAGTTCGTACTTCTGGTTCGCGGTGATGCTCATCACCTTCCAAGTTTTTGGAGCCCCGCCGCTCCATGTGTCTGAGTTGATCGCGCCGACGTAGAGTTGGGCTCGCTGAAAATTGAACGGAGGTCGCTGGTTGTACGAGATCGTGACATTGAACTCGCCCTCGTCGCGATCAAGCCCAGACAGCGGATCGCCAGCAGTGTTCGTGATGACCCGCTTCGTGGCATTGTCGCCAGCGTTCGGGTAGTACCAGAACGCCGGAGCACTCGCGAGCGAGCCAGAGAACGAGAACACGGACGGCCGAAGCCATGGAATGCGGTCCGTTTCGTCGAGAAACCTGTAGGTGAAGGTGACCCGGTAGTGGAACGGCGATTCGCCGTCTTGCCTGACATTGCTATCGACGAGGATGCAGTTCGCGTCGTCGGGATACGGGTCTCGCCAGTTCGGGCCGGGGGCCGCGGCCACGAGCCGCATGTTCGGCGCGCCGGTGGACGTTCGCACGAGGAAGTCACGCACGTACGTCGGCGTGCCTTCGAGATTGGCCGTTCTCGCGCGGCCTCGATACAGTTCGCGGCAGTCGACGATCCCGGGAATGTTCGGCGTCCAGACCGTCGTGTAGTTGTTCTCTGGCATGGCTCATCTCGCTGAGAGTTGTGCGATGACCGGCGCGGCGTCTGGGTCTTGGGCCGCCTGCGCGAGCAGTCGCGTGTTTCTCGCGATCTCCAATTGAGCCTTCAGCGACGGGTTGTCTCGCCCTTGGAGAATGCGGAAGAACGTATCCACGCCCTCGCGGCTGCGAACGTCCGACGCACCGACCTGCCTGCGGTCTTGCTGGAGGTTGTCGAGAGCGGGCTTCAGGTTCTCCTGAAGGTCGGCTTGCAAGTTGAGTCGTCTGGCGGCTCCCTCCTCTTCGCTGACGAGACCCTCGGACACCGCGCGATTCACGGCGTCGAGGTCTTCCCGGAACTGAGCGACCGGACTCTTGGCCTCACCGCCGGGCAGCATCGATCGCCGGGCCTCTTCCTGCCCCTTCGCGAACTGCTCTTGAGTGATCAGGCCCCGAGAGAAAGCCTCGCGGAGGTCGTCCATGCGATCGCGGAGTGCGTTGACTGGGTCCAGAGGGATGCCAAGGCTCTGAAGGAGCGTGTCGCGAGCCTTCTGGGCTCCCTTCGCGAACTCCTCCTGCGAAATCTGGCCCTTCGAGAACGCCTCGTTGAGTTTTTGCAGCGACTCGGCCGCTGCTTGCGCTGGCGACTTGTCGATGCCGAGGGCGGACAGCAGTTTGTCCTTGGCCTCCTTCAGGCCTTTCGCGATCTCGTCGGGAGACAACGCAGAGGCGTTCTCCTTGATGCGATCCACGGCGGCTTGGAAGTCTTCGGCCGGCGACTTGCTGATTCCCAGCGACGACAGCAGTGAGTCCTTCTGCTTCTTCAGCGCCTTGTCTCGCTCGTCGGCAGTGATGACGCCGTCTTGGAACGCCTGATCGAGTTTTTCGCGAGACTCGGCCAGTTTCTGCGCCCCGGTCTTTTCGACGCCGAGGCTCTCCTTCACCTTGTCGGCATTGTTCTTGATGGCTTTCTGATACTCCTCGAACTCCTTCGGCGACAGCGTGGCTTGTATCTCGGCCATCGTCTTGCCGGTCACACCGAAGGCGTCGTTGATCTTGTCGACGCCGGACTGCACTTGCTCTCCGGCCGTCGCGTCAAGACCCGCGGCTTGCTTTTTCTCCATCGCAAGTTTGCGTCGCTCGACGGCTTCTCGTCCGGGCTCGAAGGCTCCAGCCGCCGCCGCCACGTCGATCGCTTGAGACTTCTCTCGCAGGCTCTCTCCGGCGGTCTTTCCGAACTGCGACTCGACAAACTTGCGGCCCTCCATGGCGGCCGCCTGCTTCTTCTCGATGTCAGTCAGCGACTTGTTCTCGGCGATCTCCTTCAGCCGCTTCTCGAACATATCGGCAGGAGTGAGGAACGCGTCTTCGAGGGCTTTGCGGATATCGGACGCGAAAGAAACGTCGGCATTGATCTTGCCGAGGTCTCGATCGAATTGCTCTTTGCTGGCAGCGAACGCATCAGCCGCTGCATCCTTGGCGGCCTGCCCGTCGCCAAACTCGCCGGATGCGAGTTTCTTGGCGATCTCCTTATTTCGCTCCTCGAAATCCTTCTGAAACTTACTGCCCGCCTCTTTGATTGCGTCCGACGTAGGAAAGAAACGGTCTGTCGAAAACGTGCTGCCGAGGTCTTGTCCGCGGCCGATCTTGGCGATCTCTGCTCTGGCTTCTTTTCCTGCGTCTGCGACCTTCTTCGAGAAATCGAATATGTCGCTGTCCGTCAGGACGTCGAGGTTGCCGATGTTCTGCTCAAGTGCGTCGCGGATTCTCTTAGCCTCCGCCTCGAACTGCTCCGGGCTGAGTTTGTTCTCGGCAAACCGCTGCTGCAATTTCTTGAATTCATCGCTCGCCTCGATCGCCGCTTCCTTGCCAGCATCGCCGAACCTAGCAGCATCAACGACGGCTGAGTTGAGCGAGTCTCTCGCAGAGTTCACGACCTCGATCACCTTGTCTGTCTCGTCGGCGACCGCTGCCGGCCCTGCGGCGATCCCGTCATAAGCGTTTTTGATGTTATCTGCCGCGTCGGATAGTTCTTCAATTCCAGTCAGGTCGCCAAGAGCGCCGAGGCCAGCCGAGACGACTCCGAGCCCTGAGATGTCAGCCTTAACCTTGGCGATCGCTTTTTCTCTCGCGAGCGCTGCCTCCTGCTCTCGCTTTCTGGCGGCGGCAATCTCCTCGGCGTCGGCCTTCGCGGCGTTTACTGACTCAGGGGTCTTGATTCCAGTGAGCCCGCCGATGATCGCCTTGATGATATTGCCGACAATGCCGCCGATGCCCTTCACGACACCAACGAAAGCGTCAAGAATCGCTTTTGCCACTGCCTTGGCTGCCTCGGCGAGACCGTCGAGCGTGAACAGCCGCTCGGCGTTCTCGCTGAAGTTAGCGAAGTAGTCATAGAGCGTGCCAAAGTTCTGTATGACCGCGATAATTGCGACAATGATTGCGGCAATTCCGAGGGTTCCGATGATCCAAGCGGCAGCCATCGCGTAGCCCGTGACTGTCGCGGACGTTGCCATGACAGCACTGCCCGTCACGAACGAGGCAACGCCTGCCAGAAACGGCGCAATGAAAGACGCAAGCGTTGATGTTCCCATGAGAATCATCTGGGACACATACTTGGCGGCCATGCCGGTCGCGCCGATGGTCACGAACCGAAAGGCCGCAATGGCCGACTTCATAAGACCGGAAAACGAGAGGCTTGCCAGCAGGTTGCCGGCGACGACCTTCGCGGAACTAACCGCGGACGCACCTCCGAATGCCGTGACGGCTGCTTGGCCGATGCCGAGCGTAACAATGACGCTGCCGAGGTACCCTGCCGCGACGAGTAGTTTTTTCCCCCAGTCCGCAACAGAGCCGGCCGGAGCGGAAATGTCGACGAACTTCTTGAAGTTCTCGGCTGCCGGAGTAAGGGCCGACGAAATAGAGGAAGCAACCGCCTCAACGACGACGACGAGTCGCTCAACGAGCGCGTACACGTCCATAATCGCGCTCGAAAGCGCCTGCCAGCCGACGGCGAGCACAGGCGCATTGGAAAACGCAACCGCAACCTCAGCAGCAGCGCCGGCGAGTCGCAGCAAAATGTTTACGCCTCTGCCGACCACCTCGAAAAACACTTGCCAGCCGGTAAGCGCCGAAGCAAGACCCGTCGAGAGTGGAGTCAGAAGTTTGTTGAATCCGCCCTTGATGTCGGCGAGGAGATTGTTCCAGCCGGTCTGAATCGGAACGAGCGGCGATAGCATCGTCCCAGACAGTGCCTTCGATGCCATCGAGAGCCGGTCGAATGATTCGTCGAGGCCTTCGAGCCGCTTGAGGTTGACCTTGCTCGTTTCGGCCCCAAACCTCTCCATATCCTTCCGGGCCTGTTCAATGCCCTTGAGGGCCGGAAGAATTGCGGCGCCTGTCTTGCCGAAGAGATCAAACGCGATGGCCGCCCGGTCGCTCGCGTTCTCGACGGCCGTGATGCGGCTTGCCACGAGTTCGAGCGTCTGGTCGGGACTGAGAGTCCTGAGTTGATCCAGCGAAATGCCAAGTCGATTAAACGAGATTTGCGCCTCTCTGGCGTTCTCGCTGTCTACCTGACCGATCTTGACCTTTGACGCATTCTGCAACAGCGTGGTCTGCGCCTTGGCGAGCATCGACATCGACACGCCGGCGGCTGAGGCCGACTCCGCAATGCGTTCCATTGCGTTGTACGTGACTCCGAAACGCTCAGAGAGGTTCACTAAGTTTTCGGTGGCGTCTGCGGCTTGGTGCAGTTGCTTCTCGTACGAGCCGGTCAGAACGCCCGTCACCTTGAAGGCTGCGCCGAGCGGGCCAAGGAACTTGAATATCGACTTGCCGACCTCGGACAGCAGATTTGACCCTATCGCCTCGATGGATTCCTTAACCTTGTCAACGAACCCGTTGATTACGTCAAGAATCTTCTCGACCGCGAGGATGTCGATCTTGATCTCCAGTCTCGCGGCAGGGCGGTTTTCGATATCGTCCTTCGCCTGATCCACAGGAGACTGGTCAATGACCGTCTTTACGGCCATAGTCGCGGAAGAGTCTTCGATTTCTTTACTGACGGCATCGAACTCGGACTTGTCGACGGCCGTCGTCACCTCGACACGACTCTTCTCGATCTGCTCGACGGCCTCGCTGACTTCGTCGACGGCGTCCTTGAGCGACTCGATGAGTTCGATCGACTCCTCGACGCCCGTCTGAAGGTCGTCAAGGTCAGACTCAAAAGCAACGCGAATGCTTCCGATGGTCACTTCTCGCCTCCGAGTCGGGCGAGTTCGGAAAACATCTCAGAAGCAGTCTGGCGACGCTTGCGGTGGCTTGGCATGAGCGTCTCCTCCTTGAGACCCTTCGCGCCCCATGCCGTGCACAGAGCCGTGGCGAGACGAGCGGCCTGTCGCCACTCATCTCCCCATGGTTCTATTGTCCAGTATGCCTCCCATTCTGCGAGTTCGGCCGCATCGACCGACTCAAGAAGTTCGGCATGCGACCGCCCCAACGCGAGAGCGAGACGAAACTCGAACAGGCGTCGTGGGCGGTCTAGGAGTTTCCCGCCAGTTCCTCGACGTCACCCTTCGAGAAGCGGTTCAGCCGCATGCACTCGGTGAAGAGCCGGTCGAGCACGCTCGCCGACTTGTCACTGAGGCTCGGAATCTCCGTCTCGGCGAAGAGTCGCTCGCCGTGCTCGTCGACGAGACACTTGGCGACGAGTTTGGCGCGAACCATCTCGACGCTCTTCTTGCCGTCGACGAAGTCGGCCTCGAACTTGTCCCGCTCGCTCCCGGTCATTACGCGAAGACGAACCGATCCGCCCCACTCAGGGACGTCGATCTCGATCGACTTCTTGTCGTCCGCGGCCAGAATGGCCGCCTTGCTCAGTGCCACGAAACTCTGCCTATCTACCCCGTCATCCGAAACGTCGCTGTTCCCCTGACATACTCACCGGTGGTCGCTGTGATTTGCAGGTTCGCGAGTATCGCGTCGCGGGACCATGCAAATGCGTTTGCTGGGCTCGACGGCTGATTCGTTATGGTCGTTACCGATACGCCCGTCTCGTTGTTTGGCATCGCTACGGACAGTGGCCTCTTGTGTCCGACAAGTTCTGCGAGATTCGCACCGGCTGCCGCGAAAAACTCCACGCTCAGTTCGGCAGCCTCGCCGGCGAAGCACGAGTCGTACTCTCGTGTGACAAACTTCCGCAGCGAGTTGCTTGGGTCTGTCCTCACCGACGACGCGAGCGACGTAATGTCGATCTCGTCGCCGGCAGATGCCGAGTAGGTGACCGAGGTCGCCTCCAGTTCCACTCCCGCCCAGACCACCACCGTGCCCTGTGACGTGATCCGGGTCATCGGTCAGGTCGAGGTCAGCCGGAAAGTAGCGGAGCCACGAATCAGTTCACCGGCAGCCGCCTGCACTGACGCCGACGTGCACAGCGCGGCGGTGGGGAGGCCCGTCGTGAACTGCGCATTGCTGCCGCTGCCATCAACCGACCACGTAATCGCGCCGGTTGCGGTCTGCTGCGGGAGATTCAGCCCGAAGAACTCGACCTGAAGTTCCGCACCGTCGCGAAGCGGCGAGATGCGGTACGACCGCTGCGAACCGTATGGCAGTTTGAGGTCCGACGTGTCGACCTCCGCGGCGCCCTTGCTCACGGAAATCGACGTGAGCAAAAACTCAGAGCCCGAGAAGACGAAACTGATTCCCTGCGACGACTCGTAGGCCATTGGTCACGCCCCTCCTTGGACGCTTTCGTGGAACCGCACCTCGTAGACCTGATCGACCCTGTACAGCGGCTTCGCTTGCCCCTCGTTTGGACGCTCCATGTTGTCCGATTCGGAAACAAGCGATGTATTTACAATTGTCACGCCAGAATGCGTGCCCGTAAAGTTGTCGACGGCGAGCCGTACAGCGTCTGCGATGTCTTTAACTTCCGTGTACGTCTCAGAGACAAGAGACACCAAAAAGGACGCCACAGGACGCCCGACGCCCTTGATCATGTCGCGTTCCCGCCGGGTTCCGGTTCGTCTGTACACGACGAGCGGAAGCGGGGCGTTCTGGGGTGCCAGAATCGGGTGCACGCCGGCCGTTGTTGCGCCGTCGATTCGGCTTCTAAGCCATTTTTCTGGAGATGCCATCTTCGATTACGGATGCTGCCTCGGAGGAATAGTCGTCGAACGATTGCTCCAGCACGCTTGCCAGTTCCTCTGCTTGAACCCACTCTTTCGCAGGGCGACTGAGAACGCTCCTGCCGCGGGTTCTTGGTCTGGTTACGCTGTCGAGGGCCGCAATTCCCGCCGTCTCGACGCTTGCGTCGAAGCCTACATACGCGCCGTCGTCGTCGACCTCGTACAACACGGACTCTGGAAGTTTCCCGGAGTACCCGGGAGGTGTCTTCTCTCGCACTTTCTCCGCAAACCAAGAAGCCCCGTCCTCGATCGCGGAGGGGACGTCCAAAGACTCGACGAGTCCGCGAAGGGAATCGATGACTTGCGTGCTTCCCTCAAGAACGATCGATCTCGTCATCCCACCTGCTCCTTGACGACCAGCCTGTGGTATTCGCGGTTATTCACTTCTGTCACGGAGACGATGTCGAGCGTTCTGATTGGGCTGCGGCTCGTCCAAATCAGTCGCATCGCGTTCGTCAGGCCAGCGACATACCGAAACTCGACTTCGTGCGTGGCGACTGTATACGGCCCTTGCGCAGACATGAGTTCGTCGACGCGAAGCCCCCGAATCGCAGCCCGGCGGCGTGCCTTGATCGACCACGACGCGGTCGTCTCCCCGTAGTCGTTCGTCGCTTCGCTCGGCTGCTCAATAATGACCGACTCTCGCAAGTCTCCCGCACGCAGTGGCCTCTCCATCAGCGGTACTGCCCCCAGTTAATAGCCCCGAGAAGAACCTCGACAGCCATGGGCACCGGATTCATGCCACCTTGAATCACGGACTCTCGCGTGGAGTACCAGTGCGACGCGATCATCAAGATGCAGTGCCTCGCCGGGGCAGGGCATGAGATCGAGTCTTCGCCGTATCCGGCCCAGTAGGTCACCGTCACGTCGTTCTCGGCACCGCGGGTTGTAGGCCACGTCCCGTTCCACTGCGGGCGGATGACTGCCGGCGTCGCGTCGCGGTCCTCGCGGAAGTTCGTGTAGGCCACAGGCGAGTACACGCCGTCCGAGGGGACGTACGTGACCTCGATCGGGCCGTAGGCAATCGGAGGCCTCGGGAGCGGAATGTCCCACGCTGGGAACAGGTCGAATCGCATGCGGTACTGACGCCGAATCAGAGACCGGTCGGACACTCCCTCGACGTGGTCGGTCGCGGCTGCGACCAGTGACTGGATGTATGAATCGTCGTCGAGAAAGTCCTCGTCCACTCGCAGGTGAGACTTGGCCTCGGCGAGCGAGACTGGGTAGATCGCCGGCGGCGTCGCGACAGTGAGCGAGCGGTAGCGAAACGGCCCGATCCCAGACACGAAATACGAGTTCATTTCCGCTTCGGGCGTCGGTCAGCCCGCTCGACGTCCTCCGGCTCGATCGCCTCGGCGGCCTCGACCACGGGCTCAGGGGCCGGCTCAGGAACGGCGACCGCCGGGGCCGGCTCAGCGATGCCATTCAGCATCCAGTTCTGCGCCGTGGGCTCCCACACCTCGACCACGTCGCCTTGCTTGTGATACGACCAGTCGCGAAGCATTCGCATCTGCATCATTCACCTCCTCGCTTCTGTGACGACACGGCTGCGTGCTCTGGCGAGCCCCAAGCCTCAGCCGGTCTCCGGCCGCCCGAATGCCAGTAGTGCGTCGGGTACTGATGGATCGCCTTGAGTCGCTGGTCGGGCCATGTGATCACGAGTTCGGCATGGCCGATTGAAATCTGCGGGCTGATAGCCAGCGTGTTCCCACAGGCTCGCCACTGGCGCCAGAAGTGGATATCTGGGTCACACCTCGCCGTGTCGCCTTCGCCGACGTCGCCCCAGTCTCCACGACTATTGGGCGTGCCGAGAAACCACGGCTTCGGGAGTCGTCGGATTGCCTCGCATCGCAGGACGGTCAGGCCGAAGTGGGCCGTGTCGGCCGGCTGCGCGGGCTTCTCCCACCAGTCCAGCGGGAGTGTCACCTCGCCTGTGTGCCCGGCCATGCCGGACGGCGTGAACATGAGTTTCTGGTCGTCTCGCTTCGTCTGAAGCGGCGCCACGGCGTCGAATCCAGAGATCAGGGCAGTCGAGACGAGACGCGAGACGCACTCGGGCTCGAACACGGAGTCGTAGTCCATCGTGACCACGAACGTGTTGCCATGCTCAGGCTTCGAGGCCTCGTCGAGCAGGCGGGACATGGTCTGGTCCCAGAACGCGCCAGTCCCCTTCGTGATGGGAATCTGGTACTGGGTGAACGCCTGCACGGAGCAGTAGTAGTTATCCATGAAACCAAGTCGCGGGGCCGAGAGGACCGCCGCGATCTTGATGTCATGCTCGACGTTGCCGACGATGATGCGCATAGGTGCCCTGAGCCTGTGAGGAAACGGCTCGGGCGTCCTTGCCCGCTATGACCCTCCGTGGCCTAGCCGTCCTTGGCTCGACCTAGAGTCTCTGCGATCAGCCGCTGACGTAGTTGCTCACGCCAGCCTTGGCAGCGGTCGTCGGCATGTCCTCGGTCTTGGACAGGTGCGCGACACTCGCCACCGTCGCCGGCTTGGCGGGATTGGCGACGACCGTGAGGTATCGCTTCTTCCCACGCATGTCGACATTGAACCGGCAGATGTGGTTGCCGGTGGTCACGCCAGCGACCGGAGTCACGGTGAACACGCCGCCGATGTCCGTCTGGCCGCTGCCCGCCGAGTCGCTCTGCTGGAGTTTCAGGCTCGTCGAGTACGCCGCCGCGGTCGCGGTCAGCGTCGAGTAGACGACGTCGATCGTGACGTAGTCGCTGTAGAGCGTGTCGATCTCGTGCGAGAACGATCCGCCGTCGGCGGCCACGGTTGCGATCTTCGCGACGGTCTTGGTGCCTTCCGTATGATTCACGTTCAGAGTCTCCAGAGAGTTATCACGAAGCCGCAGTCTTGAGAGCCACGATCGGTCCAGCCTTGACGTTGTCGCCGCAGTCATGCGTGACGGCATCGAAACGCATGGTGCAGACCACCAACGACTGATCCTGCTCGATGTACCGTTCGTCGGACTTCTTGATCGTCAGGCCCCGACGAGTCGCGTACATGGCGGCCTGCGAGAGGTCGCCGTACAGAAACTTGACCACGCCCGGGTCCGTGCCGATCACGCTGGACATGGTGTGCACGAACACGACCGGCGCACCGAGCAGACGAAGTTCGGCCGGAGCCGCGAGGTTCGCTGCCGTGTTGCCGCCGGCGAGTCCGACGTTGTTCACGAGACCGAGACGCTGCACGCTTGCCGCGAAGACCGCCGGATTCACGTACCACTTCGCATTGGCACGACTGTAACGCGGAAGCCGGCCTGCACAGGCGATCAGGTCGTCGATGTCGAGAGTCAGAGCCGAAGTGTTGCCGGCAGCGGCAGTCACGACACTCGCCTCGTGCGTGCCGTCGACGATCTTCGTGCATGCGCCGA